CTTATGGAGGGATCCGCAAAGATTATCTCACTTATCGCCAGAGATGAGAATCAGCATCTTGCAATCACTCAAAACATTCTCAACAAGTGGAGACAAGGAGATGATCCTGAGATGCAACAGATCATGAAGGAAGAGGAGGAGTGGACCTACAAGATGTTTGACAACGCAGTCAATGAAGAGAAGCGTTGGGCAGACTATCTGTTCCGTGATGGATCTATGATTGGTCTGAACGACAAACTCCTTCAGCAGTATGTTGAGTGGATTGCGAATCGTCGCCTGAAGTCCATCGGATTGACTCCACAGTATGATATTGCTGCTAAGAACAACCCACTGCCTTGGACACAGCACTGGATCTCCTCTAAGGGTCTTCAGGTGGCACCACAGGAGACTGAGGTTGAATCCTATGTGGTTGGTGGAATCAAGCAAGATGTTAAGAAAGACACATTTAGTGGATTCCAACTCTGATATGTGATTAAATAGGGGAGGTTGTAATCTCCCCCTATGCCCAGAAATCAATTGACCAAGGACGAAATGCATGTCCGGGTATTGAAGTTGAAGAAGGAACTTCATGATGAACAGATAAGTGGTGGTGTATCCCACTTAATCGATAAATACCTAGACAAGGTATTGGACATACTTGATGAGTATAGGTATTGATTATGAGAATCCATGGATCTATAATGGCGTCCCTTTTGACGGGAATCTTATTGGGGATAACCACGGTTTTGTTTATAACATTACCAACCTCACAAACCAACGACAATACATTGGAAGAAAATACTTTTGGAAGTTTAGAACTCCAAAAGGAAAGAAGCGAAAAGTAAAATCTGAATCTGACTGGAGAAAGTATTATGGGTCTTGCCCGGAACTTAAGGAAGACATTGAACGACTGGGTAGACAAAATTTTAGTAGAACTATCTTGTCACTACATAAAACACCTGGCAAAACAAACTTCGAAGAAACAAGACAACTCTTTATCAACGGAGTCCTCACCGAATCTCTTGACACAGGAGGACCCGCATACTACAATAGCAACATCCTTAGCAGATACTTCAGAAAGGACTACTACGATGGAGACTTCAGAACTGGTTGACCATATCCGACATTGGGCAATCGACAAAGTTAAAGATTATAATGAGAAAGGAGTTGATCGTATCTATGACCAGATGGCATTAATGGCAGAGTTTGACGAATGGTTTGATCCACAAGAGGATTTGGAGGTTGTATCGGTTGACGAAATCAAAAAAGATGAGTATGATGATTTTGTTGAGTACAATGATGGCCTAGAGCGATCATAACCAACTGCGGTGCTCCCCTTTGGTGGATTCAGGAGTAGCGGCGATAGGAATCCACCTAACCTCTGACTCAGTAGCTCAGCAGGATAGAGCAACTGCCTTCTAAGCAGTCGGTCATAGGTTCGAATCCTATCTGAGTCGCCTTGCGAAATTGGTGTAGTGGTAACATCCCATCCTTCCAAGTTGGTGTCACGGGTTCGAGTCCCGTATTTCGCTTTCTCCTAAGGAGAACAAATGAAACCAGTGGATATCTTACTGCTATTAAGCGAATTGGAAGGAAGTTCTGCTCAATGCAGACGACTCAATTTTTTAGAAGATGCTTCTATTCTAGATGAAATGAAAAAAAGGTACTACAAACTTTACTTTAAATTGAAGAGAGAGAGTAATGCAAAAAACAATTGATGATATCATATCAAATGATTGGTTCCGATATATGGATTACTTGTCTGGATATGATAAGGTAATTCATTACTCTTGGAAAAAGAAAACAATATCGCGAGCAGAGAGAAAAGAAATTCGTGCTATGCTCGAAGAGATTGATGAAGTAACTGGAATTACTTTTAAAAGGACAAGAAAGCGTGATGATGACATCCGATTTATTTCAGTGCCAGAAATTACAGATGGCACTCGTCTTGAGTTTGATGATTTGAGTCATCAGGACTCAACATTTCTTGTTGATGATGCAGTTGTTGGTAGAGCATCTGCTACCACAAAGAGAATGAAAATTTTCTTTAGAGACAATGATGATCACGTTAGTCTCCTTGAGAAGTATATTCTTCGTCATGAACTCGGACATACTCTTGGACTTGGACACCCAAGGGGGCAAGGAGATCATCCTGATTTCACAGTAGCAGATACCATTATGTCATATAATGTTTATCAGGGTCCTGCTTTTTTCTATTATGGATTTACATCTCTTGATAAACAAGCACTCCAAAATCTTTGGGGACTTAATCCGGAGGCATATGCAGTGAATTCTGTTATCAAACCTCAAGATATAGTAGAAATAATCTAGGACTATGGTCCTTTCTCAATCCTCTGTAGCTCAGCGGTAGAGCCGACGACTGTTAATCGTCTGGTCGCAGGTTCGAATCCTGCCGGGGGAGTCGGGTGAATGGCGCAGTGGTAGCGCAGTTGCTTTACACGCAATTGGTCGGGGGTTCGAATCCCTCTTCACCCATCCCTAAAATAGGTCTATGAAAAATGATTACCGTAAGATGCAAAGAATGTGGGAAAGAACTAACATCCACTAGTAAAGTACAATTCTGTGGTTGCCCAAACCAGATGAGAGTTGTTGATAACAAGGTCGGTGCTGTTGATCTTGATAGAGTTGTCATGATTTCTTCTAATGTGGAGAAGAAGATCAATAGTCATTTCTCTAGGAGTGAACTTCTCTATCAAGAAGAAAGACGCAGACGCAAGGTTCGTAGGATTGACTTTGAGGAGAGATAGTATTAATAAAAAATAAAGAGTTTCTGTATCATCTATATACCATTATATCTGTGGAGGTATCTTGCTGTTACTTTATCTTGTTGCCCTAACATTTCTAGTCTTAGTTGTGATCGGTGGATTTGATGCTACAATGAGATTAGTTGCTTATGCTGACCTTCAATTTAGATATGCCATCATTCGTCTTAAATCTAAAATTCTTATGATCAGAATGCATAGACGCTTGATGAAAGATAGAGAACAATTACTCAAGGAGTTTGCCGGACATGACCAATGATCGAGAAGTATCAGATCTTACGCTCAATGTTAAAGAATGTGGTAAGTGTGGAGCAACTTGGATTGATGGTAGACATGTTTGGAGAGGCACAGGAAATTCATATGACACTAGCGAACTTGATCTTGCGGGACTAGTATGTAATAATCTAGGAGATCACCAATGCATCAACCCTAAGAGGGGTATGGAGGGTGGTCAGACTTGGGCAGATCGTGCAAAAACAGTTGATAATCTTGATTTCAAAGATGGCACACAGAATGGATGAGATCAAACCAGCACACTACGTCACGAAGGAGGAGTGTGAGGAGATGATTGAGGATGCGATACGACAGCATAATCGTAACGCATCAATCATCAGTATGTGTCTTGGTATTTTATTCCTTGCATTATTTGCGGAGGGATTTTTTCGCGTTATTGGTATGATCCCTCCGTTCATGGGGATAGATGTTGACGTAATGCAAGAGATTATAGATAATGTAAAGGAGGAAGTTCTTAAGGCATTAACATGAACGACATTCCACAATTTCTGTTTCTGATCCTATGGGTTGCCATGGTCGTATTTGCTTTCTCAATCATGGCACAGGGTTGGATGATTAGTAGTGGAAGAAATGGATATTCTAAAAGACCTACAATCAAGCATCCGGAGATGAATGAAGTTACTTCTGGTGAACCACTCTTGGTCGTAAACTTTGACAAAATGCCCGATGACGAGTATAATGAACTCAATCAACGAATACAGAAACTGAAACTGGATGAGTTGGTTGATGATGAAGACGATGACGATGATGAAGACGACTTCATCGGAGCAGGCATTTAACGGGGCGTAGTTCAGCTTGGTAGAACGCTGCTTTTGGGAAGCAGAGGTCGCACGTTCGAATCGTGTCGCCCCGACTTTTATACATACTACAACTATGGATGACATTCCTTTTTACACTGTGGAACACTGGCAAGAGAACTGGGAAGAACTTATGGACCGAGTTGAGAAGGGAGAAACACTTGGCGTAATAAATGAAGATGGGAATAAAGCAGTAATGGTTCCAGCGGATGATGAACTCATACGCTTATATACAGATCACGAAGAAGGATCCTGAGGGACCGTCGCCTATCGGTTAAGGCCCACTGCTTATAACGGTGTGAACTGGGTTCAACTCCCAGCGGTCCTATTGACGGTTCTCCGTCATTCCCTTATAATACTAAGGTCAATACGCAAGACAATGACAATCGCAGAAAAGTTCAAGAAAGACATTCAAACCCTCCGTGGGGCAGCAAATGGTGATTTCTACCTGGATGTAAAGAATCCGAAACTTTACAAAAAGGTTCGCAAGTTTTATGAGAACAATGATGTAATTTTCTCTGGTGATCCACTGGATGACTATGAGATTCTAATTGATTGTTTGGTTGCTGATCTTGAAACTGTGGAGGTATCGTGAAGATTCTCCTAGAGCGTTTCCCATATCGTTATGTTGAGTGTGGAACTCTTGAAAATGGGTTCCCCGACTATCGCATTCAAAAAGCAGATAGTTGGACAAAGCGTTACAGAGACATGTATCTCCTTGACAATCAGATGCAACTTCTGACTGCCATTGATGATTTTGAATACACTAAATGGTTAGATCCAGAAGGTGTTCCTTGCTATATAAAAGACACGGTAACACGAGTCTCTTAATGTTTGAAAAAGATGCCATTAACTTGACATTTGCTCATCCTTGGATGACAGTATCTGAGGCTCATCTTTTACTTGATGATGCTTTTGAAAGATTTAAATCTAACAAAAGGTATCATGGGTGGAAGACGGTTCAGACTCTTATGAATATCAGTTATGGTATCTGGCAAAGAGAACCTGAGGAATATGTAAGAGCTAGATTAGATCTTATAAAGTCACGGATGGACTGTAACAGCACTGGTCGGGATGGTTAATTGACCCCTGCGTTTCCTAGTTCGTAAAACTAGGTGGTGGAGTCACAGACCCTCTAAAAACTAAATATTTTGAGAGTTTATTCATTAGAAAAATGGCAGCAAAAGGAAGCGCAGCAAAATCTGCAAGTGGTGCAGCGATGTCAAAATATGATGTCGAAGTTGAAGCACGATTAAAAAAGTTGGAAGCTCAAGCACATCCTGATCGTGGGGGTGTAGGTGGAGTGGATTCCGACTTAGCTGCCAAGATAGAAGAACTTTATACTTGGTATCAAAGTGCTAAGAAAAAAGTCTGAGGTTTCTTGCTTCTCCTAAGAGCAAGTGGTGCGGATGGGGTTTATACTCCCGCTCTGTTTCTTGCTTCAGGACAAAGAGCAAGTGGCGTGCATGGAAGACCTTGAGGACGGTTGACAACAACCGTCTTTTTTTGTATGATATATAGGAAGAAACTTTTTAATACATGTCTGACTATACGAAAACTGCACTTGTACTTGGTGCAGGTGGCTTTATTGGAAGTCATATGGTAAAGAGATTGCGTTCTGAGGGATATTGGGTACGTGGTGTAGATCTTAAACATCCTGAGTTCTCAGACACAGAGGCAAATGAATTTATCTATGGAGATCTACGGGATCGTAGTTTTGTAGATAGAGTGATTAGATTCAAGGGATATCTTGGAAACTTTTATCAGTCTGTTCCTCAGCAATATCATCAAACTTTTGATGAAATCTACCAGTTTGCTGCTGATATGGGTGGGGCTGGGTTCATCTTTACTGGTGAAAATGATGCTGATATTATGCATAATTCTGTTAGCATTAATGTGAATGTCCTTGAAGCACAGAAAGAGTTCAATGACTATACAGTAACGAATACCACTAAGATTTTCTACTCTGGTTCCGCTTGCATGTATCCAGAGCACAACCAACTTGACCCTGATAATCCTGATTGCCGTGAAGAATCCGCATACCCCGCAAACCCAGACTCCGAGTATGGATGGGAAAAACTATTCTCAGAGCGACTCTACCTTGCCTATAACCGTAACTATGGCATCCCTGTTCGTATTGCTAGGTATCACAATATTTTTGGACCTGAAGGAACTTGGGAGGGTGGAAGAGAGAAGGCACCAGCTGCAATCTGCCGTAAAGTCGCTTTCCTCCCGGAGGAGGGTGGAGGAATCGAGGTATGGGGAGATGGTTTACAGACTCGTTCCTTCCTGTTCATTGATGAATGCATTGAAGCAACTCGACGGTTGATGGATGGAGATTTTCTTGGTCCTGTGAATATTGGATCAGAAGAAATGGTTACCATTAATCAACTAGTAGATACTGCTGCTAAGGTATCTGGTAAAGATGTCAAGAAGATTTACAAACTAGATGCTCCTACTGGTGTCCGTGGACGCAACTCTAATAATGATTTGATTCGTGAGAAACTTGGTTGGGATTATTCTCAATCACTCGAAGAAGGTATCAGTAAGACCTATGCTTGGATTTCATCTCAAATCAAATCCAAAAATTATGTACCATTTCATCATTCAGTATGAGTAAGTTAGGACCATATGCATCTTATGATGTTGAAACTGGATATGCTACATGGGATCATCCTACTGCAGTGTATATTGGTATCTTTGAAAGATTGAATGTTGATATTAATGGTATCATACATGTGGGTATGTGGGATTTTGTAGAGCATGATTGTTATACAAAATTAGTCGGAACAAATGTTATTGGTGTAGAAGCAAATAAGTTTGTCTATGAAACCATGTCTAAACCAGTTGCTGATAGATGTGGTTATAAGTCTTTTAATGAGTGTGTTTACAGCGAAGACGGGTTAGAAAAGCAATTTTACTTATCAAATGATTGCTCAAGTCTTTCTCCAGTCGGTGATAGATCAGTCACAGTAACCACTAAGAAACTATCCACTATCATCAGAGAGAATGATATTGATATGAATCAGTATGACTTTCTGAACATTGACGCAGAAGGAGCAGAACTAGAGATTCTCAAAGGATTTGAGGATAATTTAGAATATATTAATGTCATTGACTTAGAGACATCTTATGATGATCGTAGCAATACTGGAGCATCACATGATGTTATCTCTGATTGGTTGAGTGATAGAAACTTTTGTCTTGCAGAGATGTCTGATTCGTATCAACATGAACGATGGGGAGATTCTGTGTTTGTTCGTAATGATAGACATCTTGCACCATTTGATAAAAACAAGTATCTTCTAAAATGAAAAGAAAACTGAACTTGGTTGGTAATACTTTTACTCATCTTACGAATGGGAACAAAGGTTATTCCGTTCATGGTAAAGAATCAAAGTATATGGAGTGGGTCACTGATGGAGGTGACGCCACTTTTTATATTGATAATACAATTAATGATGGAATACGTGATAATCGTAAAGGTCCAAAGTATCTTTGGCTTCTTGAGTCAAAATATATCCGACCCTCTCTAGTAGAGAGTGTCATTGAAAATCAGAAGTTGGTTGAGGATACCTACGACACTATCTTCACTCATGATCAAAGATTACTAGCACTAGGTGACAAGTATAAATGGGTTCCTGCACAAGGATTTTGGATTAAAGAACCTAAGATTTATGAGAAATCGAAGATGATTTCCATGATTGCATCGAATAAGAATATGTGTGCTGGTCATGTGAAGCGTCTTGAATGGGTTGAAATGATCGGAGACCAGGTTGATTTGTATGGTCGTGGATTCAATGAGATTGAAAACAAAGAAGAAGGTCTCTGTGACTACATGTTCTCTGTTGCCATTGAAAATGGTGAGTATGAAACATACTTCACAGAGAAACTTCTAGATTGCTTTGCTACAGGAACAATCCCAGTCTATCTTGGTGCTCCTGATATTGAGAATCATTTTAATATGGATGGAATTATTCCACTGAGTGAAGAGTTTGACATTTCAGATGACATTTATTATGAAAAAATGGATGCCATCCAAGATAATCTAGAGAGAGCAAAGAAAATGGAAGTCCTTGAAGATTTTATCTGGGAGAACTACTTACAGTGAAACCTTGTTTGATCAAACAACCAGCAGGAATTGGTGACGTATTCTTCTGTCAAAAGATTGCACGAGTGATGATGGAGAAAGGTTATCATATTATATGGCCTTTACGACCAGATATTCACTGGATACAGAGGTACATCCAAGACATTTGGTTTCCTATGACCACTGATGACTTTCCTATGAAAGATATCTATTTTCGTGGTGCTGGTGCTGTGGTTGAGGAGAACGGTGCGTTCATAAGTCTTGCCACTGCTGACATGACTCATAATGATGGTAAGATTATGAGTTCTAAATATGCCACAGTTGGAATCGATTATTCCGATTGGAAGGATTACTTTAAATTTAAAAGAAATTTTGCCAAAGAAGATGAGTTATACTATAATACTCTTGGTTTAACTGATGATTCTGAGTTTGTATTCATAAACAATCTTTATAATACAGACATTAGAGATAGTGAACTCTTATCATCTGAGAACTATGATTTGCCAGCAGTAGAACTTAAGATACATAAAGGATTTACCCTCTTCGATTGGTGTAAAGTTCTAGAAAAGGCAAAGAGTGTTTATACTATCAACACATCAATCAACTATCTTATCGATGTATTAGACACTACATATGAAAGGTATGTAATTATTGCTCATAACGAGAGTAATAAGAGTGAAATTGACTACCTTTTTAGTACACCACATGAAATGATATGCAAGTAATTGAGTACCGGGGAAAAAAGTATCCCGAATTTCAGAGTCAGGGAAATGCTTCCCAATTTGCTATTCCATATGCTGAGCATTTTTGTAAAGGAAAAGGTTTAGATATTGGTTGTATGAAGTTAGAGTGGGCATTTCCCGGTGCTACTCCGATTGATTTGGATTTTGATGATCCATGGCACGCTGATCATCTTCCACCAGAAAAAGTGGATTATATATTTTCGAGTCACTGCCTTGAGCATGTATCAGATTGGGTAGCAACTCTTCTTTATTGGACGAGTGCGATTAAAAGTGGTGGCACGTTATTTTTATATCTTCCTCATTATGACCAAGAGTATTGGAGACCATGGAATAATAGAAAGCATAGACATGCTTTTACTCCAGAGATCATTGTTGATTTTATGAGTGATGTTGGGTATACTAATATTTTCAGTAGTCAAAGAGATCTTAATCATTCATTTATTGTAGTAGGAGAAAGAATATAATGGGTCAACTTAATCAAGCTATTCAAATTGAAAATGTTTTAGATTTTTATGATATTGATAATTTTGTAGAGACTGGAACAGGTGCTGCAGAGGTTGTAAGATCGGTTAATGAAATTAATGAAGATGTGAATATTCATACCATTGAAATTATTGACGAAATATACGATAAGAATAAAATTAAATTTTCATATCTAAAGAATGTAAACTGGCATCTTGGTGAATCATCTGAGGTGCTCCCGGAGATTATTCCAAAACTAAAAGGGAATACTTTATTTTGGTTGGATGCTCATTTTCCAGGAGCTGATTTTGGATTAGCATCCTATGGTGATGAAAAAGATATTGATAAACGTCTACCATTGAAAACTGAACTAGAGACTATTGTTAAAGGAAGGGATGTTTCCAATGATGTATTCATCATTGATGATCTTCGTATCTATGAGGATGGTCCTTTTGAGCATGGGAGTTGGTCGGATAGAAAACTATATGGTGGTGATGGTATAGATTTTATTGAGGAGTTGGTTGATGATACTCACTATGTGGTAAAATCCTACAATCAACAAGGATATATTATGCTTTTTCCGGTAACAAAAGATATTGAAGAAGAAGCAGAAAACCTTATTATCGGAGTTATGGAATGATGAATAAGAAGATTTTAATTTCGACTTGGTGTACGGATGACTATGCAGGACTTCTTGGAGTTGATAAACTTACAAATTCTATCAAGTATTTTCACCCAGATGTAGATCACATTATTGTTAATAGTGAAATGACAAAGGAGATTAACGAAAAATATTCTCCTTGGATGAGAGATATATGGATGATGGCACCAACATGTTTGCCTTATTCAGATGACTATGATATGGTTATTCATTTAGATGCAGACGCGGTTGTAACTGGACCCATGACTGAGTTATTTGAATGTGATGCTGAAGTGATTGGGGTCAGAAACAATAATAGTCTTGGTAAAGCAGGATCTCACGCAGGTATTACTATCACTCACCTTGAACCTTTTGGTGATGGATCACAGATACCTATGCAGGGATTTATTAATGCTGGATTAGTTGCTGCTAACTCTAAGGATTTTTGGGAAGACTGGCATGATGTTAATGAGCAATCTGCTAATATCAAAGTATCAAATCCATATACTCATGGTCTTGGGGATGAGAACGATACGTTGAATCAAATTTTTCATAGTGATAAGTATATCTCTAAGGTTATAGATGAGCAAGGAAGTGGAGTATCATATGGACTCGCAAGTTGTTGGGGTAATGATCCTAATAACCATTGGGAGAGCTGGTCGCAAATTTATGTAAAAGATGATAGAATATACGTTGATGATCCGGTGACGCAAGAACCGATGTGTATCAAAGTTTTACATCAAGCAGGGGGTAGTGTTGCTGGTTCACTGAATCGATCTAGTGGTGGATTTAGAAACTGGTTGTCATCTGTTGTATCTGATGAAGTTAATGATTATTTGAATGAGGTCCAAAATGGTTGATATTCAAGCACTTCTTAAAGATGCTAATCCTCCTTATCTTGCCAACAAAGATTGGGAACCAGGGAAACCTGTATACTATTCTGGTCCTTATTGGGATAATCAAGAATTAGAAGTTATCTTTAATTCTTTCTTGAATGGTAAGTGGTTGGCTTCTGGTGAAGAAGTCAACAAGTTTGAACATAAGTTCTCAAAACAGTTTGGAAAGAAGCACTCTCTTATGGTGAACTCTGGTTCATCTGCTAATCTTGTGATGATTGCTGCTCTTAAAAAGTATTATGGTTGGCAAGATGGTGATGAGATTATCGTATCTTGTGTTGGATTTCCTACAACTATTGCTCCAATCGTTCAGAATGGGTTGAAACCGGTATTTGTAGATATTGATTTCTCAGATTTAAACTGGGATATTGAAGAGATAGAAGAAAAAATTACTACCAGAACTAAAGCATTATTTTCTTCACCTGTCTTGGGCAATCCTTATGATTTGGATGTTGTTCTTGATATATGTGATCGATATCGAATCATGCTTATATCCGATAATTGTGATAGTTTAGGGAGTAAGTGGAATGGTAATCTACTTACTAATCACTCTATTGCTGCTTCATGTTCATTTTATCCTGCTCATCACATTTGTACTGGTGAAGGTGGTATGATCTCCTCTGATGATGAGGAACTGATTAATATTGCCCGTAGTTTGGCGTGGTGGGGGCGTGATTGTTATTGCATTGGACAACAAAACCTTCTGGCATGTGGAACTTGTGGTAAGAGATTTGATAAGTGGATCGACCACTATGATGGTATCATCGATCATAAGTATGTTTATTCTCAGATGGGTTACAACCTCAAACCAATGGACTTTCAAGGTGCTATTGGAGTTGTTCAGTTAACCAAACAAGAGGAAATACATCAGTTGCGCCGAAAGAATAAAGTTTTAATGCAGAAAATATTCGAGCGCATCCCAGGAGTTCGTAGTGTGAATGAATTGCCACAAGCTGAAACTAGTTGGTTTGGTGTTCCAATTGTATGTGATAGTTCAGAAACTAAAAATAAATTAACCAAATACTTGGAAGACAATAAAGTTCAGACAAGAAACTACTTTGCGGGTAATATTTTAATGCATCCTGGATATAGTCATTTAGATTACTATCGAAATTATCCAAATGCATGTAAGGTTCTGGATTTAGTATTTTTTGTTGGGTGTTCTCCTACTATTACTGAAGAGATGATAGAATATGTGGGGACTGTTGTTGATTCGTTTGAAAAATGAGAGTAGCAGACTATGTAATCGATCAGATTTATAAGGCTGGATGTGAACACATCTTTCTTATAACTGGTGGCGGCGCTATGTTCTTGAATGATGCAGTTGCTGCACATGGTAAGATCAAACCAATATGCAATCACCATGAACAAGCATCTGCTATGGGTGCTGTTGCATATGCAAAGTATACGAACAGTCTGGCAGCGGTTAATGTGACCACAGGATGTGGAGGTACGAATGCTATCACAGGACTATTAGATGCCTGGCAGGATAGTGTCCCTGTCATCTTTGTATCTGGTAATGTTAATCGCCCTCATATGGCACCAGAGGGTAGTAGAAATTTAGGAGTGCAAGAAGCAAATATTATTGATATAGTAAAACCCATAACCAAGTATGCGGTAGTTGTAAATGATCCGCAAGATATTGATGAGGTAATGAAGGATGCGATACGCATTGCTACTCATGGTCGCCCTGGTCCTGTATGGATTGATATTCCTATGGACGTACAAGGTGCTCAATTTACTACTGTAGAAGAACTCTTGTTAAAGTCTGAGCGACCTCTAATTCTTGCTGGTAATGGTATTAATTGTGCGGATGCTAGAGAAGAGTTTGTTGATTATGTTCAGACAACCAACATCCCTGTTGTAACTACATATAATGCGGTTGATGTATTTCCATCTTGCTATGACAACTTCGTTGGTAGAGTAGGAATTAAAGGAACTCGTGCTGGTAACTTTGCCATGCAGAACTGTGATTTATTATTGGTTATTGGTTCTCGACTTCCTGTTCCTGTGACTGGATACAACTATAAAACTTTTGCAAGAGACGCGATGGTTGTTGTTGTTGATATCGACAAAGATGAACATAAGAAAGAAACAGTTAATATTGACTGGTTTATTCATCGCGATGTGAAGGATTTTTTAACACTGAATAAGTTTAATCGTTCTAAGTCTGAATGGAACAAGACTTGTTCTAGATGGAGGGATCAGTGGCCTGTATGTCCAGAAGAAAATCCATCTGATAAGGTGGATCTTTATTACTTCATGAAGGTGTTGAATGAACGTAAACGCATTAATGATGTCGTAATCTCTGATGCTGGTTCAGCATTTTATGTTTGTTCTCAGGCAACAGAGATTCGGGGGCAGCAGAGATACATCACTTCTAGTTCTCAAGCAGAAATGGGATTCACTATTCCTGCTTGTATCGGTGCCGCATTCGCAAAGGATGGTGAGGTGATTGGTGTGACTGGTGATGGATCTTTTATGATGAATCTGCAGGAACTACAAACTATCAAACATTACAATCTCCCTATTAAGTTGTTCGTTTGGAATAATGAAGGATATCTCTCCATCCGCACCACGCAGAAAAAGTTCTTTGAAGGTAGAGAGATTGGAACAGATTCTGAGAGTGGTGTGTCTATTCCAAATATTCGTGATGTAGTTAAGAGTTTTGGTATCGAGCATGTATATGCTGATGCAAAGGAACTTGACCATGCAGTCCGAACCACTCTTGACTATAATGGTCCCATTGTATGTGAAGTCATGTGCGAAAGACGCCAGGAAGTTGTTCCTACAATGCAAGGTAGGAAGAATGCAGACGGAACGATTAGCGCACCACCTCTAGAAGACATGTATCCTTTCTTGTCCAGAGAGGAATTTTATGATAATATGATAATCAAGCCCTTAGACTGATATGCCTGCTGATAATAAAGATAAGGTAACTATCTTAAAGTTACGAAAGCAAAAACGAAATAACGTAAAGACTGTCGGGGTCACTGCCTACGATTATCCACAAGCACTTATGGCAGATAATGCTGGTGTTGATTGGATTTTGGTTGGCGATTCTCTTGGTATGACCACCTTGGGATATAAGAGCACCATCCCAGTCACTATGGACGACATGCTACGCTCTGCTAAAGCAGTCGCAAGAGGTTCAAGTCGTGCTTTTACTGTTGGTGACCTACCTTATATGTCCTATCAGATTTCTAATGAAGAAGCAGTTAGAAATGCTGGTCACTTTATTCAGGCTGGTATGGATGCAGTAAAAGTAGAGGGTTGTATGGTAGAACGTGTCAAAGCGATCTGCGATGCTGGTATTATGGTTATGAGTCATCTTGGACTAACTCCTCATACTCGTGCTAAACTTGGTGGGTATCGTGTTCAAGGTAAAACTGCTGATCAGGCAAAGGTTATCTTAGAGCAAGCACTGAGATTGCAGGATGCTGGATGTACTTTCCTTCTTCTTGAGGGTATGCCCAGAGAGTCTGCTGAGATGATTGCAACTAACCTTGAGATTCCAGTATATGGTATTGGTGCCGGTGATCGGGTTGATGGTCAATTAGTTATTATGCATGATTTGATTGGACTCTTCTGGGAGTTTAAATCTAAGTTTGTGAAGAGATATTGTGAGGCAGGTCAATTGATTCAGTCTGCTCTCACTGAATATGTAAATGAAGTTCGTGATGTAAAGTTCCCATCTCAGGAAAACTTCTATGAGATAAAGGATGAAGAACTTGAGAAACTATTAGGACAAGGAGCAGGATGGAAGAATGAAAAGTAAAAAGATTTTATTTACCGGTGGTAATGGTTTTATCGGACGACAGATAATTCCATTCATTCAAGGTGCTGGATATGAGGTTGTGAGACCTCGTTCTACGCAAGTAAGACTCCAAGTAGAAGAAGAGGTTTCAACATTATTTGATAGTGGACAGCATTATGCTGCTATTATTCATGGAGCAATTGTTGGTGGACGTAGAGACATAGAAGATGATTATAGCGTATTCTATACGAATCTCAGCATGTTTGAACATCTTTTTAAGTATGTTGACCAGACTGATTTATTCATAAACTTTGATAGTGGTGCTTCTTTGGGTCGTCCATCACCAATCGAGACTCCTAGTCCAGAGGATTTTGGTAAGATTATTCCATCAGATAGTTATGGGTTTTCAAAATATGTTATAACAAAAAGAGTTTTGGATAATCCCAAGGGTAGAAATCTTCGCGTCTTTGGATGTTTTGGTCAGCATGAGGAGAACTCAAGATTTTTTAATACCAATATAAAAAATTATATCAATAAGAAACCAATTAAGTTAATTAAAGATCGTAAAATGGATTTCATTTATGCTAACGATCTTTATAAGATTGTTCAGCACTACCTTGACAATCTTGATGCACCAAGAGATGTAAATTGTGTTTATGAAAATAAAGTATTTTTGAGTGATATAGCGGATATGATTAACAATCTATCAGATCACCGAGTTGAAATTACTAAAGAGGGTCAGTGGCCAGAATTTTCTTACTGTGGTGCTTCAAATAGTCTTCCAATACAATACGATGGTTTAGAAAAAGGAATCCGTGATTGTTATGAGTCGTATCTTCGTTAATGGCACATTTGATGTCCTTCATCCAGGACATGTAAAGTTGTTGAACTATGCCAAGTCCTTAGGGGAGTATCTCACAGTAGGCATAGATAGTGATAGGAGAGTAGCAGAAAAGAAAGGACCCTCTAGACCAGTTTATAGTGTAAAGGACAGAGCATTTATGCTGCAGAATCTTAAGGCTGTCGATTATGTTATTGTATTTGATAGTGATGAAGAATTGGAGGGTTGTTTAAAAATGATAAAACCTGATATAATGGTAGTAGGATCTGACTGGAAAGGAAAGTCAGTCATTGGGTCCATGTATTCTGCTGAGCTGAGGTTTTTTGATAGGATAGATGAGTATGCAACAACAAAAACAATTCAAAGTATTATTGATCGGAGATAGTTGTATCGATGAATATGTCTATGGGATATGTGAAAGACTGAATCCAGAGGCACCTGTCCCTATTCTCAGAGAGACTAGAGTAGAGACTCAAAAAGGTATGGCATGGAATGTAAGAGAGAATCTTATGTCATTTGGCATAGATGTTTATGTTCTTACTCAGGAAGAGAAGATAGTCAAACGTAGATTCATCGACGAAAGATACAACCAGCAAATCCTTCGTGTTGATATTGAGAAAGATTCAAAACCTCTTGACTATGACCTACCTCAAGAATACTTTGATGCCCTTGTCATATCTGATTATGACAAAGGATTTATTACTAGTTCAAGAATATTTGACTTAGCAGAAAAGTTTGATGGTCCTGTGTTTATTGATAGTAAGAAGAGGCATCTACCAGTCGAAAATGCTTTTGTTAAAATAAATGAGGAAGAGTATAGTAAATTATCTTACAAGTCAGAAAATTTGATAGTTACTAAGGGATCAAAAGGAGCAGACTATCAAGGAAAGAATTACCCAGCAGTTGGTGTGAGTGTCTTTGATGTTTGTGGAGCAGGTGACACATTTTTATCTGCCTTGGTTTACTTTTATCTGTTATATGGTAAAATAGAAAAGGCAATACCATATGCAAATAAGGCAGCAGCTATTGCTGTCACACATTTTGGAACTTATATTTTGTCCAAGGAGGATGTTTATGAGATATGTGATTGATATTGATGGAACTATCTGTTACCCTGGAACGGGTGAGGGTAGATACATCGATGCAACACCTATTACAGAAAGAATCCGTATGATCAACGACCTATATATTCAAGGTCATGAGATAATCTATCACACCGCTAGAGGTATGGGTACTTTTGAGAATGACCGACAAAAGGCAAATGATATGTATTATAAGTTCACTGCCGATCAGTTGGTGAGATGGGGTTGTATGTTTACTGATCTTTTCCTAGGAAAACCCGCTGGTGATTTTTACATTGACGATAAAGGAATGGACATAAATGACTTCTTCTCCAAAAGATCCTATTAAACTTGTTCCCAAAGGATGGGGATATGAAAAATGGATCGTAAACTCACCACTATACTGCGGTAAAATTCTTTGGTTTTGTAAAGACAAAAAGTGTTCTTGGCATTACCATAAGAGAAAGGATGAGGTTTTCTATATTAGGAGCGGAAGACTTGCAGTATACTGGAGTTGGCATGATGAGTTTGAATTTGCTAACTTGATAGAACTTGGACCCGGTGATAAGTTTCATGTCCCACCTGGAATGAGACATAGAATGTTGGCATCAGAGGACACAGAGATGTTTGAATTTTCAACTGAGCACTTTGAAGATGATAGTATTCGTATTATAAGAGGAGATTGATGAGAGTTGCTATTTTAGGATCTGCTGGTCAGATTGGTGCATATCTAGAAGAATATCTTCTAAGTAAGGGACACGATGTTATTGGTGTTGACATTGTTGATGGACCTCAGAATGATCTTCGAGTAACACCAAACACTTATGTTGAGAGTATTATTAAGAATGTAGACTTTGTATTCTTTCTTTCGTTTGATGTTGGTGGTTCTCGTTATCTGAAGAAGTATCAACATACGTTTGAGTTCATCAACAACAACACTCGTATGATGGCAAATACATTTGCATTGCTTGAGAAGTATCATAAGCGGTTTATATTCGCATCATCTCAAATGAGTAACATGTCATATTCACCTTATGGTGTGATGAAGCGTGTTGGCGAACTTCATACCACTGCACTCAAGGGTCTGACTGTTAAGTTCTGGAATGTCTATGGTATAGAAAGGGACATGGATAAAGCACACGTAATTACTGACTTTATTAAAAAGGGATTTGAAGAGGGTGACTTTGAGATGCTGACTGATGGAACAGAAGAACGCCAGTTCCTCTATGCTGAGGATTGTTGTGAGGCACTTGAGACTATCATGCAGTGCTATACGCAATTTAAACCAGAAGACCCTCTTCATATTACATCTTTTCATGCAACATCTATTAAAGAAGTTTCTGAAATTATTATGGGTCAGTTCAATTTGATTGGTAAATCAATAAAAATTAAACCTGGTCTTGCTAAGGATAGTGTACAGATGGATAAGAGGAACGAAGCAAACAATTATATTATGGACTGGTGGTTGCCCATGACTAATATGCAAGACGGCATAAAAGCAGTCTTTGATGAAATGAAAAAGGAGTATGGTTACTGATGCTATCATTTAATAAACTTGGTAAGTCTGGTCGTCTTGGCAATCAGATGTTTCAGTATGCAGCACTCAGAGGCATTGCTGCCAATCGTGGATTTGATTGGGTGATTCCACCACCAGGCACATCGGGTGTTGATGAGTTTGGATGTGAAAACAACTATTGTATGTTTGATACATTCAAGATGACTGGTGCCACTGAGGATCATCATGGTATTCCTGACAATAATCGGTGGGCTGTATGGAAGGAGTTTCACTTTCATGAGCAACTCTTCAATGAGTGCCCTGATGATGTGAATCTTGATGGATACTTTCAGACTGAAAAGTACTTTAAGAACATAGAGAAAGAGATACGTGAGGACTTTCAGTTCCAAGATGAAATCTATGAACCATGTAAGGACATGATTGATAGTATTGATTCTGAGCAGAAGATCTTTTTACACATACGTCGTGGTGA